ACCAAGAACGAATGATTTTCTCATGTAACTTCACGGCGGTTAAGGCTCTGTGAAATGGATGACGCTTACGGAGAAGATAGAGCCGTAGTAGTACGGCAAACCCTTTTCCATGTCAGATGTAGTAGTTGTAAGAAGCTTCTAGCTGAGATGGTTTCAACTCCTTACAGGCTTAAATGTCCTCGCTGTAAAGCAGTTAATTCTGTTGAGCAGAAGTAAGTATCTCAATCATTGTTTTAACACAACAGTCACATTCAAGATCAGGTTCTATTTCCCAACACTCAGAATGTTCTTCAACAGAACAAGTCTCACAAATTGTTTTCATTAGCTTCGTCTAAGAATTTAGAAATCATCTGCATACCTTGATCGGCGTGTTCGGCTATAAGTTTTTCTATTTCTTCTTGTTTCGCTCCTGAAGCGATCTTAGTTATCTCTTGCATCACTTGAGCCGCACTTTCTAAAAGATGACACAGCACACCTAATTTGATTACTACTTCTTCTTTTTGTTGGTCATTCAGTTCCATCTTCTTCTTCCGTTTCTGATCCGAATGTTGCAGGGAACTCAAATATGTCAGCGTTGGCGACTAAAGGAACGTCAGGCATTTCCTCAAACACCATCGGTTTCTCATCCATTGCAACAATCATTATTCCTGTACCGCCAATAAAGGGAGTTTCGACTGCTCCCATTGTGGTTAATACTGCTGGCAGTAGTTCTTCGTATTCGCCGTGACAGGCAACATCAAAGACGAGTCGCCTGTAAGTCATTTCGTTACTCATCGCCATCCCTCCTCATCTAGTGGCGGTCTACCTAAAGTCTCTCTAATAGCGTCAGCGACCATTTTTAACATTGCTAAATCGTCAGCGTTAGAAGTGTCTAAACCTTGACCAAACTTTTCTGCAACATAACCAGTCGTTAAAACTCCTTGCTTTGCCATTACATAACTGCGACCTATTTTCTCGGTAGGTAGCCAAACGGTAACAACTACATAAGCGTCAGGATCACCACCGCCCATAAAGCCATCATAAGGTAACTCTGAGATAAGAATTGTGTATTGCCATCCATCATCAGGTTCGTAAATGTTCACATGAGGCATGTGTCCGTTAAGTTCACTCATCGTTCAAATATGCTAGTCATGTTTTCGAAATGTTGTCTAGAAGCTTCTATTTCTTCTCGAAGCTCACAGGCACAATCAAGACTACCTTCATCATCAAAACATATAGCTTTATGTTCTATGTTAGGGTTGGGCATCTGATTAGGTTGCATGTTATCCATATTATTAGCTTCATCGTCTAGCGTTATGGACTCCTCCTCTATCCACATTTGCACTCCGCACCATTCAAGAATTAAAGCTCCGAACAGGAAACCGAAAAGAAATATCCCTAATTCAAACATTGCTGTCCTCCTTTATTTCCATTTTGGGAGCTTGTCTAGCTCTACTGTTTTTTAAATGAGCATCTACCTCAGGATCATCGTCTCCTATGTCGTAACGAACATTACGCTCAAGGAAGCCAACAGGTATCTTCGAGTCTTTAGTCCAAACCCACAAATGATATTCGTTAGCAGTATCAACGACTCTTGACTCGGCAGGGTAAAGCTCTAGTGCTTCACGCTCGTCACCAAAGATGTCGTTTTTGATTTGTTGAAAGTGTCGCCATGGTCGATTCGTTGCACGTGTGTGAGAGTGAATACACATTTGACAGATGCCATCACGACCTAGTTCATCGTTTAAGTATCTGATTGTTGCCTGATACCTGTCGTTCACCCAAACTTCGTCAGGCATGTCATCAAGGAACTTATCTTTTATCTTTTCATAGATGTTATTATCAGCCAGTTCAGCGGCTTGCATACGCATCCAAGCTTTGGCTTTGGTTGGAGCTTTACGTTTCTTTCCCATTAGACACAACATCCTTTCGTGTGAATTTTGTTTGTGCATTGTGCATGTCTGTCTGAACACATCCATTCAATGAACCGTTTGCGTTCAGCGTCTCGTTTGATACGAGCTTTCTCATTGTTGTGCATTACTGCACCTCCCTCTGTTGGCGAAATAAGGTAATGTCAGGGATGTACCCACCGTCTGCGTTACGAATTACGAATGTGTAAACTGGCTCGCCACCTATTTCGTCTCGTGGAGAATCCATTATTAGTTGTTCTCCTTTTTCTTTATAGGTGTTGTTTAGTTTCTCAATGAAACGGAGCAACCTATTGAGTTCGTTGCGTACAGCGTCACATGCTGGATCACCTTTCCAAATGTGTCGTGACATTTCTGCCTTGTCGCCGTACTCGAAGTTTCCGACTTCGCGATACAACTCGTCAAGGAAAGCTTCTTCTGCTACTAGCTCAGGAGTTAAAGTACGTGTGTCTCCGTCATAGCGTTCTTTAAAATCTTCGCTATCCCATATAATGTAGGTGTCACGCTCCTCGTTAATTCTGCCGTAGAAACTGAACCACTCTTTGTGCTGTTCTCTAACTTTGAAAGGAAGAACGAAACGAAACGCATCGTCTTTGTGTGTGCTAATAAGTTGAGTGAATGAATTATTGGTTGACATTTCTGCCTCCTCTATATTTGTTGTTGTGTATCCCATTTTTAAAATCCGAACTCAGGAGAGTTAGGAAGTTCATTTAACTGCTCACCGCATCTATGCTGATTCCACCAAGACTCTTGTAATGGAAACTGACACTCAGAACAAGTCTCAAGTATTTCTCCATTTAACAATTCGCAAGGACGAAGTTCTATTGTTCCTTCACAAAGTTCTCCTGTCGGAGTGCAATGCTGTCCTGTATTGGTTTCCATGTTGTTCTCCTTTGTTATTTCGTATCCCATATATATATATTACACTAGGTAGGGCTAGGATGTCAAATTGAATTTTATTAAATCATCCAAAATCAGCGATTTTCCGCTTCAAACTCCTTGATAACTCAAGGCAGAAAAAAAATTTTAAAAAATTTTTAGAAAGTTTCAATAAAGCAGACACCTGACAACAGGTTTGAAGCGTGATAGCCTACTTTTACCAAAGTGACCTAAGTGTCCTGTGTCCAGCGTGAACGGTGACAACGGTTCTCGCTGTGCCATAAAAGAAGGGTGAGTGATGCCGAAATATATTGTCACCGGAGGCGAAAGTGGAACTTCAGGAATCAACTACAACGGTGAACGCTATGAAGCTGGTGAAGTTGTAGAGGTCGCAAAGCCTAAAGGCTTGTGGCTTATTGATGAAGGCTACTTGGCTTTAGAATCTGAAGTAGTTAAAGAACGTGCAAGAAATGATAAGGGACATTACATAGCTGATGATCCTGAGACTCCTGACATCAACGAGGCATTCGTTCAAGAAGAACCACCTGCTAAGAAAACAGGAGGTAAGAAGTAATGCCAACATTTGTTCACGGTAAGGCAACTAAAGTTTATATGGATGAGTTTGATATGAGTCCGTGGTTGAACTCAGCAGAAATGACAATGACCACAGACACAGCAGAAGTAACTTCTTTCAACTCAACTACGAGAGCTTACATAAAAGGAATATCTGATGGAACAGTAAGTCTTTCAGGTATGTGGTCTGCTGACACAGATGGTTCAGACGAGGAGCTACACGCTTTGCTAGGCAACGCTACAACTCCTGTAATAACTGTTGCTGAAAGTGGAGATGGGATAGGCAATTCAGCAATCATGGCTCAAGCCCATGAAATCAATTATTCGATCTCTAATCCTGTCGCAGATGTTTCTACGATTACCGCAGATTTCAATTCTTCAGCGGCTAACAGACCAGACTTTTACGGAATAAGAAGTGGTGTGCAATTAACCGCAGGCGCAAGCATTGATTACAATGCTTTGGGAAATTTAACTGGACACAATCACGGTTCACAAACCACAGGCGGTGGGATGGCGATACTTCATGTTCCCACTAATTCAATCGGTGGTGGTGCAACCACTATCAAAGTTCAACACGATGCATCCTCCGGCTTTGGCTCGGCGGCTGACCTCGTATCATTCACATCTGTCGGGGCTTCGACCAAGACAAGTGAGCTAGTTGCAATATCAGGAACGATTAAACAATACGTTCGTGTTACTGCTTCAACTGCCGGATCGTCCGGCTCAATCACCTTTATGGTGTCGTTAGCAAGGTTCTAGGAGGACTTAAATGCCAACATTCGTACACGGCAAGTCAACTGACTTTGAGCTTGATGACACAAGTGGAACATCACGTTCCCTTGCGAACACGCTCACTTCAGTAGATTTTCCAGAAGTAATAGACACAGCAGAAACAACTGCTTTCGGAGCTACAAGTCGCTCATATATTGTCGGTCTTAAAGACGCTACTATCTCAGTAAGTGGTCTTTGGGATTCAACAGTTGATGGTTACATCATGGGCGGTACTGAGCCATCTACTCGCACGTTCATTTTCGGACCAGCAGGTAGCACAAGTGGCTATGTAAAGTACACAGGCGAGTGCATACTCACCAATTACTCTGTTTCAAATCCTGTCGGAGATGTCGTGACTTACAGTCTCGATCTTCAATGCACAGG